TGGGTCAGAAAGAGCAGTACCTGACGATGGATCAGATCGTAGCTCTTGCCGCTCAATCGCCTCAGGGCTCGGTGCTGTCTGACTTGCCGAACCTCATTGCTAATCCGGAAGCCGACGACCAATCCGCGGAACTGTTGATGGCAGCATTTCCTAACCTGAAGAAACGTCGGGCCATCAAGGCGATCAAGGAGTTGCGCGAGGAAGGAGAGTGCGACTTCCCGGTTCCCACGATGGTGAGCAACAAGCCTTACATCGCTGCCTTGGCACCGTGGGATGAGCTGGCTTTCCCTCCGGAGACAACGGATATCCAGAGCGCCCGTGTCGTTTTCCGCCGTCATTACATGACCTCGATTGAGATCATGCAGAAAGTAGAGACCGACGACTGGGACGAGGAGTGGGCTCAGGAGGCCATCAACACCATGGGCAAGTTCAGCAACTACGCTGACTACACCTACACCATCGGACTTCCGAAGAATGCCTTCCTCGACCGCGAAAACCTCATTGAGGTTGTCTACGCCTATCAGAAGGCAGTGGATTCCGACGGCATTCCCGGCGTCTACTACACGGTCTTCTGCCCTCAAGTAGGTGGCAAATGGGGTTACTTTGAGCTGCTCGATTATGCCCACGGTCAGTATCCGTTTGTGTGCTGGCGTAGCGAGTTGATCCATCGAAAGATGGTCGAATCCCGCGGTGTGCCTGAGGTTTGCGCGACGTGGCAGCATGAAATTAAAGCCCAGCGCGACTCGGTGTTCGACTACACCTCATTGGCGACCTTGCCGCCCATCGAAGTGCCCAAGACTCGTGGCGGTAATCTCAAGATCGGGCCTGCCATTCAGATCCCGGTGCTTCGCCGCGGTGAGATTGGCTTCATGCAGCCTCCTGCGCGTGAACCCGGTGTGGCTTTTACGCTTATCAACGAGGTGATGGCTCAGACCGACAGGTACTTTGGTAGACCGACTGAGAAAGTGCCTCCTGCAGTCACCCAGATGCGTCAGCAACGCACCATCAATAACTGGCTGCATGGTTGGACCGAGGCGTTCCGACAGGTTTTCTCGCTTACACTGCAGTACACCGGGCCGCTGGAGGTTCAGCGCATCACTGGATCTCAGATTCAGATTGGCGAGGATGTGCAGGACTTCGATGTCACGTTGAAGTTCGACGTTCGCGAGATGTCTACCGACCTTGTGAGCGAGAAACTGAAGGCAATCTCGACCTTGATCCTGCCTCTTGATACAGCCGGCGTCATTGATCGTGCAAAACTGATCTCTGTGGCGCTGCGTGCTATTGATCCTATGCTCGCCACCGAGCTTGTGATGCAGACCGGCCCTGCATCGCAGAAGATGTTCAAGGAAACCAACGATGAGGTGGCTCTGATGAGCCTCGGTAACCCTCCGGCACTGCGCGAGAACGACCCCACGGCTGCTATGCGCCTGCAATTCACGCAGCAGGTGTTGCAATCCAACCCGAAATATCAGGCGCAACTGCAGCAGGACCCGCTTTTCCAAGCGAATCTGCAGAAATACCTTGAGAACCTGCAGTTCAGCGTGCAGCAACAGCAGAATGCGGTCACCGGACGTCTTGGAGTTCAATAAATGAGAATCTCACAGGAGAAAATACAAGAGGCATTCGTTTCGGTTATGGATGGAGATCCATTCTACCGAGCAATGAATCAGGTCATCACAGACCAAATAGAATCCGAGGTTCTAAACAGCATACAGCCTGATCTATCAGACTCAGGCCGTGCCTATAACTGCGGAAGGGCTGCAGCGCTGAAGGATCTTTACGAATATTTCAACAATTTGAGGTCGGTTAATGGGTTGACGAATCAATCCGACTAGTGCCTCTTCACAAACAAGGTTTCTTGGTTGACCTTAACAACCATGGCGCACAATACCCGGCTTGCAGGGTCTAAATAGCATGGATAAATCACAGAATACACAGGAAGCGACACCTGTTCAAAACACGGTACAGGCTCCGAAAATCAATCCGCTGACCTTCGATGAGGCGGCATTGGCTAGGGTACTTGAACACAGGTTCAGTGAGCCGGAAGATAAACCGACAAAGCAGATCATCGAGGAAGAGCCGGAGTCCGAGGCCGCGAGTGCGGAATCTCAGACCGAGGAAGCGGATCCTGCCGCTGAACAAGAGGAAAATCAGGCCGAGTCGCCTGAGGATGATCTTTCCGATCAGAAGACCGAAGACCAAGCCGACGAGGAACCGTCAGGTTACAGAAAACGTATCGACAAGCTGACTCGCCAGAAGCGTGAAGCACAAGAAAAGGCCGATGCGTTGGAACGTGAACTGAACGAGACCAAGTCCAAGCTGGAGAAGAGCAGTTCCGATAGGCCGGTGCCGGTGACAAATCAAACCGACCCGTTTGCGGATGTCTGGGACGCGAAGAAACTCGATGACGAGTGGAGCAAGGCCCGTGATCTCAAGCGGTGGTGCGAGGACAACATCGACGGCTGCGAAATAGGTGACAAGGAATACAGTTCGTCCGAGATAAAGGCGATCAAGCGGCGCGTTGAAGACGCACTTGATATCCACATTCCGGCACGATCTAGGTTCCTGAACAACTACAAGCAGATCCAGCCTATCGCAGAGCAGATCTATCCTTTTTGGAAGGACCGTAGCAGCACCCAGTACACCGAGGCGCAGCAGGTATTGCGACAGTTGCCGCAGCTTGCAGCGTTACCGGAGCATCAGGTGCTTGTTGGCGACTTCTTAGAGGGCCGTAGGCTGCGTATGGAGCGCGAAGCGACCAAGGGGAAGCCCTCGGCCAAATTGCCTCTTAAAACCGCTCCTAAACAGCCGGGAAAGCCTACTGCGTCACCTGTCAAAAAGGACGGCGCACAGGCGAACATCGACGCGGCAAAGTCTCGGTTTGCAAAGTCGGGAGGACAATCTGAATTGGCTCGTTTACTAGAAAGTATTCTTTGACCTATGCCACTGCTTCAACCTAACCAAGTCGGTATTCGCGAGGAGCTCGCGGACTACATCGCCATCGTCGACCAGAAGTCGACTCCGTTCGTGTCCATGGCCCCCAAGGGCAAAGACCTCGGGAACATGACGTTCTCTTGGCAGGTGGACAACTACGCCACTCCCACTGCTGGTGGTGTGCGCGACGGTACTGACGTGACCTACACTGCCGGCAACCCCGGAAGCCCGGTGAATCCTGTCGTCAACCGTACTCGCCTGACCAACTACGCTCAGGTTTTCCGGAACGATCTGCGTATTGGCTTTGTTGCCAACACCCAGAACGTCGCTGGCGTCGGCAATGGCGGTGAAATCGCCAACGGCATTTCCAAGCGTTTGATTGAGCTCAAGCGCAAAATGGAGTCGACCTTCCTTTGCACCAACCAGCCGGGAACTCAGGAAGACGGCACCAATTCATACCTCACCAGCTCGCTTGGTCAGTGGTTGCTGCAGACCAACTCTGCAGGTATTGGAGCTCCGACTTCTACGTTCGCTCCGAATAGCTCTGCCGTTAACACCACGACCTCCGCCAATTTCACTGAGGCTACTGCCCAGAACGTCCTCACTGGTATCTACAACGCTACCGGCACGTTCCGCGATTACGACGTGTTCTTGGGCGCTACGCTCAAGCGTGCGTTTACCAACCTCACTGCCTCTGGAACTGTTCAGGTTCTCAACAGCAATGCCATTGCTGCGACCTCTGTTCGCACCTTCAACCAAGAGCTTGGAAACGATACTTTCAAGTCCTCTGTGGACATTTTCGAGGGCGACTTTGGTCGGCTTATTTTGAGCCCAGATGTGTGGATTAACGCCACTGATGGTACTCCTTCTGCAACTTCGTTCACCTACTCTACCGGCGCTTTCAAGGGCTACGTGGTTCCGATGGACATGGTCGAAATCCGGTATGCTAAGATGCCCGAGGTCAAGCCGTTGCCTGACAACGGTGGTGGCGAAGGCCGTCTGATTCAGGCCATTGCTGGTCTCGTGGTTAAAAACCCGAACGGCTTTGGTATGTTCAATGGCGCGAGCTAGTCTCTTGTAGTACAATGGGGAGGTTGCTGGGCATTCCAGTGGCCTCCCCTTTTTTCAATCTATGTCCAATCCAAACGGAATCTCAACGCTCATTGCAAACGCAATGGATGACCTTCCCGGCAACATTCGCCAACAGGTCATTCAAGAACTCAAGGAAGGCCACCGCAAAGAGTGGGTGAATGCCGGAATTGAGCAGAAGAAGATAGCTCGGCAAACGCACATCAACGAGTTCAAAGCCGTTGAGGGAATTGGACGTTTGCGGATGCGTGTCGACCCCACTCTCTACCACTATTGGGGGCACAAGGTTGGATATGGATGCTGGAAGGACGCGCAGTTCCTACGTGAGATCGAGCGTGACAATCCCGAGGTCCGCGTGAAATCGGGAGGTACTCGCTTGCAAGTTGGTTTCAGCGGTAGCAAAAGAAGCAGTCAGAAGTTCGCATTATGAATGTTGGATCCAATCGTCAACTGGCCGGCGAGTACGGCGGCACCTACATCTCCAGCGCATCCGGAACTGTGACCGGAAACTGGCAGACCATTCATGCTCTTGAGATCACGATCCTCGGAGCAACCGCTTCCAACATCACCAACTTCCCTGCCGGCGTGACGCTGCAGGCCGGTGATGAGCTTCCCGGTGTGTGGACCTCTATCACCGTGTCGAACGGCTCCATTGTGGCCTATAACCGCAAGTACGCCTAAGCAATGCCTCGCCTCGGACTAGGACTGGGACTGGATATTGTCCGCCGTATCAAAGGCGGCGGCATTCCGCCTGATCCTCCCATCGAACGGCGCGACATCCTTTGCGAGAACGGCGACTACCTGGTGCAAGAAGACGGCGGTCACCTGGTTATTACTTTCGGAACATTCGACTCTTTACTCACTGAAGCCAGTGACTTCCTCGTACAGGAAGATGGCGGCAAACTAATCCTAGCAATCCAATAATATGGCAGACCTTAAGATTTCACAGCTAACAGCGATCACGACGCTGACCCCGGCTACCGATGTGTTGCCCGTGGTCGACGTCACCGGCACCACGAAGAAGATCACCAGCAACCAGATCCTCGGAGCAGGCGGCACCGCCACCCTCGCCAGCGCCACCATCAGCGGCGATCTGACGGTGAACACAAACGTGTTGAAGGTTGATTCGACGAATGATCGGGTGGGTGTCAAGACGGCAACTCCCGCTGCGGCGCTTCATGTGGCCAGCGGCAACATCCGATTGGATGATGGATTTCAGCTTGAATTTGGAGGAAGCACCAATTCTGTGGCTGGTTCAAATGCCACAAACACTGTTCAGATTTACACCAACAACGTCGAGCGATACAACATCAACTCGACTGGTGTTAGCACTTGGTCCGTAGGCGGCTCCACCGCCATGACCCTGAACTCCACGGGGCTGGGCGTGGGGACGACCGACACGACGAATGGCCGGTTGAATATCCGAGCTGGAACTGCTGCGACTGGAAATTCAGCGTTCTTTACGAACATCGACGGAACATACAATCCGTATCTCCAGATACAGCACAGCTCCAGTGGCATTAAGCTGTACACCAATAGTTCGTTTGGTGGTGACGCTGGAAATCTTACGATTGGATGCGGCGGAGCGACAAACGCGTTAATTGTTAACGGCTCCGGCAACGTCGGCGTGGGGGTTACGCCGAGTGCGTGGGGAAGCAACAGCAAAGCACTTCAGGTTGGTGGTGGTTCTGCATCTGTTTCCTCTACTGGAGCCGGTTCGACTGCTAGTCGATTCGCTCACGGTGCGTATTTTGACAACACCAACTGGCTGTATCAGTACACAGGAGTTGGTCCTGCGTTGTATCAGGTGACTGGTGCGAACGCTGGAAGCACTCACGCTTGGTACACTTCTGCTGGTGGCACGCCTGGAAACACAATCACCGACTTTGCAAGTCCCAAGATGACGCTCGACGCGAGCGGGAATTTGGTTATCGGAAGTGCTGCGACTGGAGACAGGCGGCTTGAGGTTAAGAGTGCTGGAACATCCAACACGACATTTGCTGCTCACTTTAGAGACAGTGCTGATACGCTTTTGTTTCACGTTCGGTCTGATGGTTATTTCAATACCGGCCAAGGAACGCTGTCTCCGTACAACAACACAACTGCTAGTGCAGCGAATATGTTCGTTGATTCCAGCGGTTTCGTATACCGCTCGACTTCTTCATTGAAGTACAAGACAGATGTTAAAGATTCAATTCACGGTCTTGCTGATGTTCTCAAACTCCGTTCCGTGACGTACAAGGCCAAGAACGGTGATGACACGGTGTTCGGCGGTTTGATCGCTGAAGAAGTTCATGCCGCTGGGTTGACCGAGTTTGTGGCCTACGCTCCAGATAAAACGCCTGATTCGATCAATTACGGAAACATGGTTGCCCTGCTTGTCTCGGCGATCAAGGAACTCACCGCCCGTGTTGAAGCACTCGAAGCCTAATATCCCATGACCACTATCTCCATTGTCTGGATCATCGAACGCCTTCTCGTCCGCAAAGTCGAAGGCACTCTCACCGATGTCGTCATCACCGCCGACTGGCGTTGCAACGGCACCGATGGAACCTACAGCGGCACTGCTTACGGTTCGTCGTCGTTCGCTGCGCCCAGCGGTGACTTCACGCCTTACGAGGATCTGACCGAAGCGCAGGTCTTGAGCTGGTGCTTCAGCAACGGAGTCGATCAGACCGCCATCGAAGCGAACGTCTCGTTGCAAATCGAGAACCAGATCAACCCGCCGATCATCGCTCCCCCGCTGCCGTGGTTGCCGCCTGTGATGATCGTTCCGCAGGTGGAGCCTCAGGTGGAGCCGGTTTTGGTTGCGGAGCAGCCCGTCGTTTACGACACTGCCGCTTGATATGATCAAGATCGAACTCACTCCCCAGCAATTCAACCAGCTATATGAACTGCTGGTCATTGGTATGAAGGCCGGCAACGTCCAAAACATGAAGGTCGGACTGCCGCTCGTTGAAATCCTCGAAACCGCAGCCGCGCAACACAAACCCGAGTAACATGGACGCAACCAACCACGGCGGTGGAACGAATGGACTAGCCTTGTCGCTGGGCACGGCAGCGGCAGCAACGTCTGCATCTATGCTGCCCCAGCTCACCGACGAGATCCGTTTTGCCTCCGCCGTGGTCGGTCTCATCGCGGCCTGTGTTGCCCT